GAGCCCCTGGCACCGGAAGAACCCACGCTATTGCAGCGCCGGAGACACCGCTCCTGGGAAGGCGACCAGCCGGCGCCAATCCTCCCGTCCTCGGAAGACCGATGCTCGATCTGCTGCGCGATCCGACCGTCCAAGCCTGGCTGACGAATCTCATTCTGGCGGTCATCGCGGCCATCACGGGATGGCGCACCGCGCGAGCCGCAGGCGACGAGGCCGACAAAAAGGCCGCGTCGGTCATGGACAAGGCCGTCGTTGCGGCCGTGAATGCGCTGCCCGGCGTGAAGGCCGGCGAGCCCGTCAGTCCGGGCGATCTGATCGGGCTCGGCGCCGAAGCGGCCCGCCATGTCCTGAAGGTCGCGCCGGAATCGGCGTCACGGCTGGCCGAGCGTTTCGGCGACCGGCTCAAAGGCCGTCTCGCGATCGAAGGCTCGGCGCTTCAGATCGATCAGGTTCTTGCGAAGGTCGACAGCGACGCGAAGCGCATCCTGACGCCCTGAGAACTCCGGCACAGGCAATCCCGCTGACAACCCCACGTCGCCGGTAAACTCCAAAGGCCCGCCCCGACGCCGGCGGGCTTTCTTTTTGCAGGCCGCGCCCTTAAGTTGCCGCGTCGTTACGGAGCGCGCACATGCCGGTACTCGGGCCGAAGTCTCGCGAAAAACTGACCGGCGTTCATCCCGACATGGTGCGTGTCGTCGAGCGCGCGATCGAGATCACCAAGCAGGACTTTTCGGTTCTGGAGGGTGTGCGGACGGCTGAGCGCCAGCGCGAACTATACGCGCAGGGCCGCACGAAGCCGGGCAGGATCGTGACCTGGACGCTGCGCAGCCGGCACCTGACCGGGCGGGCCGTCGATCTCGTGCCGTATCCGCTCGACTGGAACACCGCCGCGAAGTTCGACGCGATCTACGACGCCATGATGGCCGCCGCGAAGGAATTGAAGGTCAAGATCCGCAGCGGCATGGATTGGGACCGCGATGGCCGGAAGCGCGAGGCGAAAGAGACCGACTCGCCGCATTTCGAGCTCGTCTGAAGAGCCCCGCGCCGTGGCCGAAGAAGGGGCACCATGAACGATCAGCCGTTCGATTTCTGGGGGACTCTCACGGTCATCGGCGCGGCCGTGACCGGCGTCGCCGCCCGGCTGAGCCACACTTTCGTCAAGCGCAAGGAAGATGCCGACGCAGCGGGAACGACCGCCCGCCGCATCACGTTGGGAGAGATGGTCGCGGCGCTGGTCGCGGCGCCGGCGTTGGGTCTCATTGCAGGAGCGATCGGCCGATGGCAGGAATGGAATATCGACATTCAGATGGGTCTCGCGGGCTTCGCGGGGCTGAGCGGGCCGGCGGCGCTGCTCGCGTTCTGGGACAAGGCCGCCGATCCGCTGCTGAACTTCCTGCGCGCGAAAACGGGAGGAAGGCGATGAACGGGATTTTCGGGCTCTTCGCTGCAATTCCGGCGCGCTGGTTCGACTACGCGGCGTTCGGCGGTGTCGGGCTCTTCGCTGGTATCGGGATCGGCCAGTGCGGTTGTTTCCAGTGGCCGTGGTGACGCCACGACGCTCCTGCCGATCATCCTGCTCGCGGTCCTCCCGGCGCTGCTCTTGACGGGCCATCTGCGCGGGCTCTAATCGGCCCGTGCCGCACCCGAACGCCATCAATCCCGCCACAGGTCGTCGCTACGGCTGGGAAGCCGAGCAGGCCAAAGCGAAGGCCGAAAGCCTCGACGCGGTCCACCAGCAGATCAGACTCCTGAAGCGGCAGGAGAAAGCCCTGAAGGCTCGCGACAATCTGCTCGATTTCGTCGAGTTCACGTCGCCGCACCCGGAAGACCCCAACGACGTCGGACGTTCTGCGTATGAGCCGGCCGCCTTCCACAAGGCCATTGCGCGCGAATTGGAGCGGGTCGAATCCGGTGAAATTCCGCAGCTGATTTTCTGCATGCCGCCGCGCCACGGCAAAACCCGGCTCGCGACGGAGGCTCTGGCGGCCTGGTATTCAGGGCGCCACCCCGACCACGACGTCGCGGTCGCGATGGCGACCGACCTCCTGGCGACCGATGTCGGCGGCAACGTGCGGAACGTGATGCAGACGCATCAGTTCAAGCAGACCTTTCCGGCGCATCGGATGATCCGCGGCGGCACGGCGAAGGACAATATCCAGACGACGCAGCGCGGCCGCCTGGTCTTCGTAGGCCGCGGCGGAACTCTCAACGGCCGCGGCGCCTCGTTGCTTTTGGTCGACGATCTCTACAAGGACGACCAGGAGGCGAAAAGTCAGGTCACGCGCGATCAGGCGTGGGACTGGTTCGTGCGTGTCGCGTTGCGCCGGCGTATGAACAAGAAACTGGTCGTGCTGACGATGACACGCTGGCACGCCGACGACATCATCGGGCGTCTGACCGACCCCGAAAACCCGCACTACAACGAGGCCGAAGCAAAGACCTGGAAGATCATCCGTCTTCCCGGTCTCGCCGAAGACGACGATCCGCTCGGACGCGAAAAAGGCGAAGCGCTCTGGCCCGAACGGTACGACCGCGAGTACCATTTGGCCGACCAGCGGCGCGATCCCGTCGGTTTCATGGCGCTGACGCAGCAGACGCCGACGGTTATCGACGGCATCCTGTTCAAGCGCGAATTGATCCCGCTGTACCGGCCGGAGGACCTGCCGGCGAATCTGCGCATCTATTGCGCGTCCGACCACGCGGTCGGCGAGAAGCAGAAGAACGACTATTCGGCGTTTCTGAAGGTCGGGATCGACGTCGAGGACAATATGTGGGTCCTCGAATGTCTTCGCGCGCGTCTGCCTGCGGACCGCGCCGTCGAGGCCATGCTGGAGATGGGGACCGGCGTGCGGGCGCCGCTTTTCTGGTGGGCGGAGCGCGGCCACATCTCCAAGTCGATCGGGCCGTTCCTGCACAAGCGCATGTTGGAGACGAACCGCTACATGCAGGTCGTCGAGGTTACGCCGGTCTCCGACAAGCAGACCCGCGCGCAGTCCATCATCGCGCGGGCGGCGATGGGGAAGGTCCGGCTGCCGAAGGATGCGATCTGGACCGAGACGCTTCTGGCCGAGATGCTGGCCTTCCCGAACGGCCTGCACGATGACCAGGTCGACGCGCTATCTCTCCTGGGTCTCGGATTGCGGTCGCAATGGGGGCCGGGTAAAAGCAAGAAAGAGCGCGAGCGCGAACAGCGGCCGCCGACCCTGACTTTTGCATGGGCGAAACAGGTCCAGGCGGCCAGCGAGCAGGAGAAGGCGCGTCGCTACGCCGGGGGTTTCTAGGGCATGGCTGACGAACTCGACGACACACAGAATGTCTCGGCGACGTCCTACGACGGCGAGGCCCAGGTGTCGCCGCAGGACGCCAATCTGATCGCCCGGCTGCAGCGCCGCATCCGCGACGACAAGCGCTTCCACCAGCCCGCCTTCGATCGCATGCGTCGCAACATGCAGCTGGCGATGCACGGCGCCGACGCCGATTGGCTGAAAGGCAAAAACTACACCGCCAACATCACGGGCCGGCACGTCAAGCAGCGCGCCTCCGCGCTCTACGCGAAGAATCCGCGCGTCGTGGCGAAGCGCCGCGAGCAGATGGATTTCGCGGTCTGGGACGAAAACCCCGCCAGCCTGCAACTGGCCGTCCAGACGATCCAGGCCGGGCAGATGGCGCAGCAGGTCGCCGCGGCGGCACCGCCGACGGTCGACCCGATCACCGGCATGGCGGTCCCCGCTCAGCCCGAACTGCCGCCCGGCTTCGACGAAGCAATGGCCGTGATGCAGGACTATCAGCAGGGCACGCAGCGCCGCCAGGTGCTCGCGCGCTTCGGCAAGACGCTGGAGATCCTGTTCAGCAACCAGATGAACGAGCAGAAGCCGCTCGTCTTCAAGACCGGGTTGAAGCAGCTCGTCCGGCGGACCTGCGTCGCGTGCGTCGGCTATGTCGAGCTCGCCTTCCAGCGTCAGACGGGGCCGCGGCCCGGTCTCGAGGAGCAGTTGGCCGACTCCCGCCAGCGCCTCGACCATCTCAACGCCCTCGCCGAGCAGCAGGCCGAAGGCGAGATGGACGACGACGCGGCCGAGCGCGCCGAACTCGAACAGTCGATCGCGGCGCTGCAGGCCGAGCCGGAGATCGTGCTGCGCGAGGGTCTGATCTTCGACTATCCGCGCGCCACGCGCGTCATCCCGGACAAGCGCTGCACGCTTCTGACGGGTTTCGTCGGCGCGCATCATTTGACGGTCGAGTACATCTACACCTGCGAGGAAGTGAAGGAACTATTCGGCGTCGATCTGTCCGGCTCGGCGTCCTACACGGCCTACAAGGTGGACGGCGAACGGCAGGAGAGCACGGTCAACGACGTGCCGGACGACAACGCCGTGCCGGAGATACAGCAGCCGACCGGCAAGAAGCAGGGCCTCGTCTGCGTCTGGAAGCATTACGACAAGGCGTCGGGGCTGGTCTATTACCTCGCCGACGGGTGCAAGGTGTGGCTGCGGCCGCCGGCGGCGCCGGACGTCTTCGTCGAGGATTTCTGGCCGGTCTATGCGCTAGTCTTCAACGAGACCGAAAGCGAGAACGAACTGTTCCCGCCGTCGGACGTCGAACTCATGCTCGACATGCAGCGTGAGCATAATCGGTCCCGGCAGGGCATGCGCGAGCATCGCCACGCGGCGCGGCCGCGCTGGGTGGCCGGCAAAGGCGCGTTCGGCAGCGAGGAAGACCCGAACGTCATCGGTAATCTTCAGCCGCTCCAGATGGCGACCGTCAACATGTCGCCGGAGCAGAAGATCCAGGACATCATGCAGGTCGTGCCGGTCCCCGGCGTCGACATGAACCTGTACGCGACCGAACCGTATTTCGGCGATCTCCAGCTGGTCGTCGGCGCGCAGGAATCGCAGTTTGGCGGCGTGTCGAAGGCGACGGCGACCGAAAGTGCGATCGCGGCGAACTCGACGGCCTCGACCGATTCCAGCAGCATCGATGATCTCGACGCGTTCCTGTCGGTCGTGGCCCGCGCCGGCGGCCAGATCCTCATGCGCGAGATGTCGGAAGAGCAGGTCAAGAAGATCGTCGGCGTCGGCGCGGTGTGGCCGCAGATGTCCCTCGCCGACATCGCGGGCGAGGTCTACCTGGAAGTCGCGGCCGGCTCGACCGGCAAGCCGAACCAGGCCGTCGAAGTCAACAACTGGAAGATCCTGGGGCCGCTGCTGCAGACAACACCGGGCATCTCGCCGTACTGGTTCGGCAAGGAAACCGCGCGGCGGCTCGACGACAAATTGGACTTCACGGAAGCCTACGAGGCCGGGCTGCCGTCGATCGTCGCGCAGAACCAGTTGGCCGGCGCGCCGCCGGTCCCCGGCGGCCCGCCCGAACCGGGTAGCGATCCGAACGCGCAGGGTGGCGAGGGGGCCGACAAAACGCCCGCGCCGCCGACCCAGGGCGGCAGCGACGCGGCGTTCGGGTCCAACCAGGTCGAATCGCCGGTTTGACGTTTCCCGAGACCGCGCGTAGAAGCAATTTCAGGCCAAGGGGAAACCATGCCACTGGACGATAATCACGACGCCGTTTCGTCCGACGGCGTCAACGACGAAGCCAACGCCGCCAGCAACGACACGGCGGCAACGGCACCTGCGGACTCGTCGACCGCGACCGGCGCTAACGACGTCAAGGACGGTCTTCTCAGTGTGGTGCGCGACGTCGTCGACGCATCCCGCAAGAAGCCGGAAGAGACGGCGGCCTCGCCAGCCGAAGGCGAAGAGACGGGACAGACCGGCGAAGAGGCGAAGGACGAGGACGGCGAGCCGCCGCCTTTCCATGAGCATCCGCGCTGGAAGCAGCTTCTCACCCAACGCAATTCGGCCCGCGCGGAGCGGGACGGGTACAAGGGCGAAGCAGATCAGTTTCGCCAGATCGCATCTTTCATCGACGACCAGGGCATGAGCCGCGAGGAAGCGGCGAATCTCCTGATCATCGGCGGGCTCATGAAGACGAACCCGGTCGAGGCGTGGAAACAGGCCAAGCCGGTCATTCAGAAGCTGCTCGTCGAAGCCGGCGAAGTCCTCCCGGACGATCTCCGGCAGATGGTCGGCGAAGGAAAGATGGATCAGGCCGCGGCGTTGGAAGTGTCGCGCTCGCGTGCTGCCGTCAAGGCGGCACAGTTCGGAGCGACGTTCCAGCAGCAGCGCCAGGAACGGCAGCAGACGCAGGCGGCGCAGTCCGCCATTGCCGAAGCCGCAACGACCTGGGAGCGCGATCGCAAAGCGAAGGACCCCAACTTTGCCGCCAAATTGGGCGCTATCGAACGCGAGGTCGCGTATCTTCAGCGAGCCGACGGCATACCGAACACGCCGGACGGGGTAAAAGCGCAGCTCGATAAGGCATACAAGGCCGTCAACGCTTCGCTGCCGCGTCCAGCCACTCCGGCGCCAAAGCCCGTCCCGAAGACCCCGATCCGCGCCAACGGAAGCGCCCCGGTCGCAAACGTGGTCGCCGCAGGATCGACGCTGGACATAGTGAACCAGCATATCGCCCGACGCGGGACCACCTGAATAAGACGGGTCAAAGGTTATGGCTTTTACGGCGGACGAAGTCGCCAATATCAACAACGCGTCGCTCGAGAACTACATCGACAAGGGTACGGTCTGGAAGCAGAACGTCCAGAACAAGCCCATGCTGGCCGCCTTCAACGAGAATGCCGGCCGCTTCTCCGGCGGCAACGAGAACGTCTCGTTCGCCGTGAAGTCCGGCCAGGGCGGCGGTTCGCTCGTCGGCTACAGCGGCGACGATGTCGTTTCCTACTACAACCCGACCGGGATCAAGCGTGCGCGCTTCCCCTGGAAGGAACACCACATCGGCATCGTGGTGACGCACACCGAGCTCAAGACCGACGGTATCGACGTCACGGAGAACGGCGCGAACCAGACGACCAGCGAAGTCGACGGCCGCGAAGCCCACGCGCTCGCGAATCTGCTCGAGGACAAGAACGAGACGCTGGGCGAGGACTACGCCTACAGCCTCGACCGCCTTGTCCACGGCGACGGCTCGTCGGACGCCAAGGCCCTCGCCGGCATCGGCTCGATCATCCTGCCGTCCCCGGCGCTCGGCACGACCGGCACCATCTCGCGCGCGGCGAACTCGTGGTGGCGCAACCGCGCCGCGACGGCGGCGTACGCGTCGGACGGCGGCCAGGCCGCGATTTCCAGCGCCTCGACCGGCGGCGGCGTGCTGATCACCTTCCTCCAGAAGGAATGGCTCCAGCTGGCGCGCTACCGCAACGGTTCGACGAAGATCCGCATCTTCGCCGGCTCGGACTGGATCGCCGCCTATCGCGCCGAGCTCCGCGCGAACGGCTCCTACTCGAATGTCGGCTGGCGCGGCCAGAACAACGCCGACGGCGGCATGGACGGGATTTCGTTCATGGGGACGCCGATCGAGTACGATCCGACCCTTGACGATCTCGGCCTGCAGAAGCGCGCCTATGTGATCGACATGGGCCGTACCGGCGTCCGCCTGCTCTACTTCAACGGCAAGCGGATGAAGAAGCACGACCCGGCGCGGCCGTATGACCGCTACGTGATGTACAACGGCATCACGACGACCGCGGTCATGATCGCCAAGCAGCTGAACACGTCGGCGGTGTACGACATCGCCTAACGCGAGACCGGGCGGGGCGTAAGCCCCGCTCGTCCCCGCAACCGAAATCTGGGAAACGAACACCATGTCGATTTACGAAAGCAGCGAAACGACCCTGGGTACGGCTGTCACCAGCCCCGCGGGCACGTTCACGATGTCCTACCCGACCGGCCGCGTGCAGGCCGATTTCACGGGCTCCAACGCCGCGACGGATGCGTACATCATCTTCAACGGCAACGACCGCTATACCGAGGCGTCGGACAAGTTCGACATCTCCTATGGCGGGTCGACCATCACGATCACCAACAAGACCGGCGCCACGCTGCCGGCCGGCACGACCGTCATTCTCGGCACCGCGCGCAACGCGGCTCTTGCCGACGTGACGACGCTTGCCGGCACCCTGACCGGCACGATCGACGGCACCATCGCCGACGTGGCGGCGGTCTCGACGGCGGGCGGCAACACCTACTCGGACGCCGCGATCAATACCGCCATCACGTCGCTCAACCTTCAGCACAAGGAGTTGCAGGCGGTGCTGAACAATGTGGTGAACAGCCACAATGCTCTTCTGACGCAGCTTCAGGCCAACGGTTCGATCCAGGCGAACTAACCGGCGGGCGGGGCGTTACAGACAGCGTCCCGCTCACCACCAACCCAGGAGACCAGTGTGGGGAAAACGCAAGAGCCGCCGCGCATGCAGACCGCGCGTATCATGCTCGCCATCGGCGGCGAGGAAGGCCAGGTCATCCCCAAATGGGGCGTCACGGCCGCCGAGGTCGAAGTGCTGCGTCAGATCCACGGCACGGATTCCGTGAAGGAAATCGTCGTCGATGACGGCGACGGCATCGAGCGTTCGAACCGCGAGGAACTGGAGCGTCTGCGTTTCACCTATCCGCGCAAGGACCCGCGCGAGCCGAGCCCGGTCGAACGGCTCTTCCCCGGCGCCGCGGCGCGCGTCTTCACCAGCTTCGACGAGCTCGATTTCGGCGATCTGGACCGCGACGAGATTTTCAAGACGCGCAAGAAGGCAAAGGCCGACGACAAGCCGGCGGCCACGCCGCTGAAGGTCAAGGCCAGTCCGGTTCAGAACACGACCGGGATCGAGCCGACGCAGGAAAACCCGCATCCGTCCATGCCGGAAGGCAAGGCGCCGACGCCGCAGCCTGGCAATCTGCACGACAGCAACCCGCCCGGCGGTCTCGGCATCTTCGAAGATGACGGCGGCGAGGCCGAAACCGCGGACGACGATGTTGCCGAGAACGACGGTATCGGCGATATTGACGACGAGCATTCCGCCAAGGCGAAGCGCAGGGGCGGCAAGCGCAAGTAGGGATCGCCGATGGCGCGGGGAACGACGCTGATACGGATGCTGGCGAACCTGCGTTCGCAGACGCGTCTTTCTCAGACCGCCGCCCACAATGACGGCGACCGCGACCGCCAGGTCGAGATGTTGCAGCAGGAGCAGGAGCGGCTTTGGGAGGACTTCTCGTGGCCGCATCTGCGCGTCGAGCGCTACATCGATCTGGCCGAGGGCCAACGCTACTACGCGATGCCCGACGATCTCGACATCTCGCGTATCGAGCGCATCGAGGTCCGGCATGACAGCGTTTACTATCTGACGCCGTTCGGCATCGACGCTCCGCAATACGCCGCCTACGACAGCGATCTCGACTCGCGATCATGGCCGGTCCAGCGCGTCAAGATCACCGAAGACGAGCAGCTGGAAGTCTGGCCGATCCCGGAGCAGGACTTCGACAGCGAATCGCTGGACGGCCGGCTCAAGATCGTCGGCATCAAGAACCTGGCGCCGCTGGTTGCGGACACCGACGTTTCGACGCTCGACGGCAACCTGATCGTCGCCTTCGTCGCGGCCGACATGCTGGCCGCGAAGGGCGCAAAGGACGCGCAGCTGAAGCTCGACAAGGCGCAGGCGCTCTACACCCGGTTGAAGGGCAATCTCATGCCGCGCCGCATCTACCGCATGTTCGGCGGCGCGACGCCGGCGCCCTGTTCGGACGAGCGGCCGCGCATCAACATCTATCGCCCGCCGGCGGTCTGACGCATGGGCTCGATCTGGGTCCGTGAATTTACCGGCGGCCTCGACACGCGCCGGCTGCCGGAGACGACGCCCGGCGGAACGCTGCTGACGGCGCGTAACGGCCACATCACACGCGGCGGCGAGTTCGAACAGCGCGCGGCGATCCAGAAGGCGTATGACCTGCCGCCCAACACGTTCGGCCTCGCCTATCAGCAAGGCGCGCTCTTCATTTTCGCCGAGACCGATCCCGGCGGCGCGCTCGACTCTGACATAGGGTTTTTCGAGATCAAGCACCCGGACGGCATCACGAACCCGGCGCGGGTTTTGTCGTGGGATCTGTTCGCCGGGTTGATCTATGCGTCGGTGCGCTTTGCCGACGACTCGGTCTACCATTTCTACAATCTGAACCAGCGCATCGACATCTGGTTCGACGGGAAGGCGCGTGCGTCCTTCACGGTGACGGGCGGGACCGACGCAACGGCGTCGGCCGCCGCGTCGGGGTCGTTCGACATCACGGCCGTTCTGTCGACGGGCAGCGTGACGGTCAGCCACATCTATATCGGCACGAAGGATCTGCTCGCGTCGCCGGTCGTCTTTGCGACCAGCGGCGGCGTGTCGGCGGTTCTCGATCGCGGCCTGCTCGCGACGGCGCTGGCGAACGCGATCGCAGCCAATTCCGGCTCGTCGGGCTACACTGCGACGGCGGCGAACAGCAAGGTCGTCGTTACCGCGACGACGGCAGGACCGGCGCCGAACCGGCTCGAAATCCTGCCGAGCTACAGCACGTCGGAAGTCACCATGACGATCGGCGTCATGGGCGGCGGCACCGATGCGCTCTCCGGCAGCGTGACCAGCGTGAAGATCGACGGGGTCGAATCGCTGTCCGCGCCGGTCGTTTACACCGGCACGCCGGAGTCGATGGCGGCGGCGCTCGCGGCGGCGATGGACGCCAACGCGGCCACGACGCATTTCGATGTGACGAGCGACGGCGCGACGGTGACGATCGCGGCCGACACGGGCGGCACGGCGGCGAACGGCAAATTCGTCCAGATCGCCGCGTCGTCCGGCATGACCTTCTCGCCGGCCAGCATCGTCACGGCGGGCGGCTACAGCGGCGACGTGCTGCCGGGCTCGTTCGTGAAGACGCTCGGCAAGAAGGTCCACTCGATTTCCGGGTCCGTGCTCTATTTCTCGGGTATCGCCCAGCCGACGGAATGGTCGACGGATGCTGTCGGCGCGGGCTTCATCGACATGTCGACGGAGGCCGCCGGGTCGGACGAACTCGTCGCCGTCGCGCGCTACCAGAACTACGCCGCCATTTTCGCGGAAACGACGATCCAGATCTGGTATCTCGACCCCGACCCGACGCTGAACCGCTGGGTCCAGACGCTCGAGAATACCGGGGTCGTGAGCGGCAAGAGCGTCACGCAATACGGCGACAACGACCTGTTCTACCTGGCCGACAGCGGCGTGCGCTCGCTGCGCGCCCGCGCCGGTACGGACAGCGCCTCGACGACCGATATCGGCGTGCCGATCGATACGCTGATCGTCGAGAAGCTGGCGACGCTGAACAACGCGGAGAAGAGCCGCGTCATCGGCCTGATCGAGCCGAAGGACGGCCGTCTCTGGATCATCATGAAGGACGTCGCCTACGTCTTTTCGTACTTCGCCAATTCGAAGATCAGCGCGTGGTCGGTCTATGACCTGACGTGGATCGACGAGGACGGCGAGACGCAGACCCTGGCCGTCACCGATGCGGTCGTCTTCAAGAAGAAAATCTATCTGCGCTCCGGCGACGCGATTTTCGTCTATGGCGGGACCGGCGACGCGTTCGTCTACGATGCGACGGAGGCCGAAGCGTGGCTGCCGTATCTCGACGCGAACGACCCGACGCGCGAGAAAGAGTTCAACGGCATCGACGTGACGATGCGCGGCGACTGGCGCATCGGCGCGTCGTTCAATCCGCATCGCAGCGACGAGGAAGAGCACATCGCCGAGGTCACGCGCACGACGTTCCAGGGCGGCCGGGTGCCGTTTGAGAAGTCGGGCAATGCGGTGTCGTTGCGCTTCCGGTCGATGGGCGCCGGGCCACACAAGCTGGGATCGCTGGTTCTGACATTCACCGGCGATGCGGATGAGGATTGAGAATGCGAAGCCCAGCGAAATCCACCAGGTCGCGCTGGCTATGCGCCATCGAGATTTTGTCGAGTTTTCCGCTCTATCTTCCATCGGCGATCGTGCCGAACTCGCTAGATCTCTCGTCGAGCGTTACGGCGGCCGTCCGCAGCGCGATGTCCTTACGGTCTTCTGGGATGGCCGGCCCACATGCATCGGCGGCGCCATCGAGACCCGCCCCAACGTCGTGACGCTGCTGTTCTTCGCGACCGACAATTTCGCGCGGGTCGCGCTGCCGTTGGCCCGCTTTATCCGGCGCGAGCTCTTTCCGCGGCTGGAAGCTGTCTGCGTTCACCGCTTCGAAGCCGTGACGATGTGGGACTACGCCGACAGCCGGAAATGGCTGGAGGTCATCGGCCTGAAGCAGGAGACGGGGCCGCTGCTCAATTACGGCCGCGCCGGCGAGACGTTCGTTCAATATGCGAAGGTGATCCGTGCTGGTCAGGCTGGCGCTTGAAAACGAGGCCGAAGCCCTTGTTTCGATGGCCGCCGCGGCGGTGGCCGAGACCAAGCCCGCTCACACATTCAGCGCAGATCGCGTGCGCGAGGTCTATGCCGCCTATCTGGCGACCGCCAATCCGACGTTCTTTTTCGTCGAGCAGCGCCGTGTTCCGATAGGCTTCCTGCAGGCCGAGATCGGTTCCTACGACTTTACAGACGGCATCTTTACGGTGCAAAAGACGATTTACGTTCAACCCGACAAGCGCGGCACTCGGGCAGCCGTCTTGCTCATGAGGCACCTGATCGACTGGAGCAGGCGCCTCGGGGCAAGGGAAATCTTCGGCGGGGTCGACAACGGGTATCAGATCGGCCGTACATCGAGGTTTCTGGAACGTCTCGGCTTCGTTCGGGATGGCTGGTCGATGCACATGAGCCTCAACGATGGGTAAGAAGAACGCCGGCGCCAAAGAAGCCCAGCAGGCGCGCAGCGACGAGCAGGCGCGGCAGCAGCGCATCCGCGAGGGTACGTCCAGCATCAACGCCCTGTTCGACAAGCAGTTCAACGATGGGTTCTTCGACAAACGCCGCCAGGCATATCTCGACTACGCGACGCCGCAGTTGGACGAACAATACGGCGACAGCCAGAAGCAGCTGACCTACGCGCTGACGCGCTCCGGCCTGCTCGACTCGTCGGCGCGTGGCGAAGAGGCCGCGCGGCTTCAGAAGCGCTACGATCTCGGCAAACAGAGCATCGCGGACCAGGCGGTCGGCGAGGCGACGACGGCGCGCAACGCGGTCGAGGACGCACGGGCGAACCTGATCGCGATGCTGAACGCGACCGGCGATGCGCAGGGCGCCGCCCAGGCCGCGCTTGCCCGGTCGACGGCCCTCTCTCAGCCCGGCACCTACAGCCCGCTCGCGCAGCTATTTCAGGATTCGACCGGCATGCTCGCCCAGCAGGCGGCGGCGGAGCGTGCGGCTTACTACTCGGGCGGGGCGTATGCGCCGCGCTTCAACACGGGCCTGTTTACGCCGCGATCGTCCTCCGTGACGGTCCGGGGAGGGTGAGGACTTGTGTGAGCCCTGGACCATAGCAAGCGCCGTTTTGGCGATTGGCTCAACGGCCGCGAATAGCGCCGCGCAGGCGCGCGTCGTGCGGGCGCGCAACAACGCGCTGCGCGCCGAGCGTATCCGGCAGGCCGCGCTCGACCAGGAAGCCGCGGCGCTGAACACCCAGTCGCAGAACCGCTACAAGAATTTCGAGGGCCAGCAGGACCAGAAGGCCGAAGGGCTGGCCGCGTTCTACCAGGGGCAGGCCGACGACACGCCCACGGCCGCTGCGACCGGGCTGATCCCCGAATCGAAGTCGAACGTCGTCGTGAGCGAAGAAAATGCGCAGCGCACGAAGGCGCGGGCCGAGACGGACCAGCAGGGCGCCGCGCTCGCGACGCTGCGGTCGTTCGGCGACCTGCTTGGCGGCATCGGGCGCGACCAGGCGCGCGACGCCGGTCAGATCGCGCAGATCGGCGGGTTCAAGACCGGCTCGACGAATGTCCTGCCGTATGAGCTCGACGCGGCGGCGCAGAAGGGTCAGGGCCTGCGGACGCTGGCAGACGCGTTCAGCGGTCTCAGTGCCGTGTCCGGCGCGATCGGCGCCATGAGACCTGCGCCGGGACCGCTGACCGGCGCTGCAAGCGGTATGGTTCGCGGCGCGGCACCCGCATTCGGCGCCACGAGGGCCGCCGTTCCGGCGCTATGGCGTGCGGCGCCGTCGTCCGGGCTCATTCGGCTCTTTGGGGGCTGACATGCCGATCGTCCCGAACCGTTTCTACAACGCCCAGAACAGCATCGGTGCCGGCATCGCCAATCTGGCCTCGCTGTTCGCGCCGCCCGAGCCGCAGGACCTGGCCGCTTACGCCGCTGCGAAGCTGGCGAACGAAAAGGCGTCGCGGCTGGCCGAACTCTATTCCAGTGCGTCCGGCCCGAATTTCGACCAGACGGTGTTCGACCGCCGGAACGTCGCGGTCGGCAACTACGCGCCGACGAGCAGTTACTACGCGCAGGATCAGAACGACGCGACGGCCCGCTACAAGACCGAGGTCGAGGCGGCGGTCAGCCGTGAAAACAACCGGCTCGACTACGACGCGACGATTTACGGCCACGATTCGACGGCGCGCACGTCACTGGCGAACAACCGTCTCGACAATACGCGCGCCGCGCTCGGCAATCTCTATCAGCCCCTGCAGCCCGGCGATGTCCGCGCCGAACTGCCAGCCGAGTACGCCGCGGTGCTCGGGCTGCCCGGCGGCGCGGTCCCGGCCATCGCCGGAGCGCCGAAGCCGCTGACGGAGACCGAAGTCAAGGGCGCTGCGCTGCTCGGCCTGCCGCATCAGCAACTGCTTGACACGGTCTATGGCGGCGACGTCGAGACGGTTACAGGGGCCGACGGGAAGCCGGTCGTCGTGTCGCGTCGCGACGCAATCGGCAAGCCCGCGTACATCAAGCCGGATGCTGGCGCGAAGCCGACGCTCGGCGTGGCCGAATATCCCGATGGCCGGAGCGTTCCGGCGCAGGTCGGCTCCGATGGCGTCTGGCGCAATACGCAGACTGGCGAAGCGCTCCCGCTCGGTTTCACGGTCTTCGATCTTCCCAAAGCGACGGGCTCTAAGAGCGATGTCGGCATGGCCGGGCTCACGACCAGCGCCGCGAGCGAAGCGCAGCGCAAGGCTATGACGATCGACACGGCCATCGCGTCCGGTAAGGACTTGCTGAAGCAGTTGGGCGACACGCCGGGTTCGCTCGGTATTGCGGGTTGGTCGCGCCGGACGATTCAGGACTTGGTGCAGACCGGCAACGAGCTCGCGCAGGCGTATCAGGGCCAGATCGCCGACACGATCGCGCGGGCCGAGAAAGCCGGCACGGACGCCGGGTTGCTGAGCGAGAAGTTCGACCCGAAACTGCCCGCCATACAGGCGGCGATGAACATGTTCATCTGGAACATGGCGGCGGCCAATTCGGGGGACCGCGTCTCGAACGAGCAGTTCAACCGGCTCCAGCAGGCGCTCGGTCTCGACGGCGCGTTCGCCAACACGGCCAGCGCGTCGGCCAAGATCGCCGAGGCCATACGGCTCATGGAGCAGCAGCGCGGCTATCTCGACGAAACGCTCAACGCCGGGACGGTCCAGCCGCCGGGCGCGACCGGCGGGCCGAAACCCGGCGAGGTCATTGACGGCTACCGCTTCAAGGGCGGCGACCCGTCAGTCCCGGCCAATTGGGAACAGGTGAAGTAATGGCCGGTCCCTGGGAACGGTATAAGCCGGTCCCGACGGCAGGACCGTGGGATCGCTACAAGGTGCCGCAAGCCATAGCGCCGGTCGCCGACCCGGCGTTGCTTGTCAAAGCGGCGTCTGCTCCGGCGCGTATCGCGACGACAGTCGAGACCGGGCTGCCCGATTTCTACGAAGCGCCGACGCAAAGTGGCACTAACGGGCCGGTCAGTCCGGCGGTGCCGCGCGCGCCGTTCGACCTGGTAACGGGCCGGTACGACCCTATGTTCGTGCACGACGGCGAGCCGTTCGACCTAACGCAGCCTGACGCGCGGCCAGCCAACGTCTTTTACCCGAAGACCGTTTTCGAGCAGGCGATTTCCTATCCGATGTTCGCTATACGTGGGGCCGCCGAAGGCGCTGTCATAAATCCGATCGACGCTGTCAGCGAACTGATCAACCACACGCCGGTTCTTCTCGACAAGATCACGCACGCGCCACGCGACTTGGCGGCCTACTTGGCCGGCGTCGATCTGCCGGAGACGCCGTTTCCGGCCCGGTCGATCACGTCGACGCTGTCCGGCCTGCTCGGCGTGCAGGATCCCGGCGCCAGCCCTGCGTCGGGGCTCCTGCGGCTCTATGAGGACGCGACGGGCGGGCGGGTTTTGCCGGGAGACGGCATCGGCCGCGTCATTGAGCGCGTCGGCCAGGAAATCGGCGGGACGCTTCTGCCGATCGGCTGGGCCGGGCGCACGGCCAACGCGCTCGAATTGGCCGGGAAGACCGGCGTCGCCGCGGCGCGCGATATGTCGCCGCTGGCGAAGATGTTCGTCGAGCCGATGCTGGCGGACTCGCGGCAGGCCATCCGGCGCGAATTGAGCGCCGCGACCGCGGCAGGCCTCGGTGCAGGCATGGCGCGGGAAGTGGCCGGCGATTCGCCGACGGTCGACGTGGCGGGCGCGCTCGGCGGCGCGACGCTCGGCAGTCTCGGTACGGGCATCGTGGCGCGCATCCGCGACATCGTGTCGGCGCTGGGCGGCAATCCGGCCTACGCCTCGCGGCTGGTGCGCGAGAACGTGACCGACGCACTGTTGCGCAATTCGGACATGGCGACGCGCGAACTTGACCCGGCCGATCCGTTCCGCCCTATCGACACGACCGAGATGGTCCGGGCGATTTCCCGGCCCTCGCGCGCCGAAACGACCATTCCGGGCTATGTGGGTTCGACGGCGGACCGCGCGGCGATCTTCGACCCCGTGACGGGCGAGCGCGTCGCGTCGGATACCGGCCTTGCGGATCTGGAGCAGGCCCGGCGCACGGGCGGTCAGAACAAACTGCTATTCGACCAGCGCCGCAAGGCCAACGTCTCGGCGGTCGATGCCGCCGTGCAGGCCGTCGCACCGCAGGAGACGCCGGGCACGTTCCGCTCGGCGCTCGGCGCGGCGCGCGATACGCAGCTGCGCGCGGCCGAGACGGCAGCGCTGCGGGACCGGCAAGCGGCCGACGACATCATCGCGGCGCTCACGCCGGCCGGTCAGCAGGCCGATCGCGGCGGCATGCTGCGCAGCCAGATCGAAGCCGGGCATGAAGCGGCCCAGGCGCGCACACGCGCCGCTTACGACGCGGTCGGCCAGGACGTGACGGTTGATCCGGCCGACCTGACCGCGACGCTCGACGACGCGCTCGGCAGCCTGAACGAGACCGAACGGTCGTTGCTGCCGGAAGGGCTGATCGAGCGTGTGCGCCGGCGTGGCCTGGCAGCGGAAGACGCCCCGCCGCCCGAACCGATCTCGATCGACGAGGCGAAGTCGCTGCGTTCGGAAATGAACCGCCGTATCGCGGCGGCGCTGGCCGACCCGAAGGCGGAGAACGGCGGCCGGGTCGCCGCGCGTGCGCTGGGCCGCGTGTCGTCGGCCCTCGACAATTTCATCACGTCAAACCTGGACGAAGAGCAGCGGGCGCTCGAGATGACGGCCCGCAGCACGAAGCAGGCCGAAGCCGAGGCGTTCGGGCGGCCCGGTGATCCCGTCGCCGAGGCGATCGCGCAGCGCCCCGGCGGCGTCTACAAGCAGACTGACGCCAATGTCGCCCGCATCTTCGGCGACGACGCCCGGAAGATCGACACGCTGCTGTCCCGTGTCGACACGCCGGAGACGCGCACGGCGCTGCGCGAGGAACTGCTGTCGCGCATGCGTACCGCCACGGCGCGCGACGTGGACGGCTTCCTGCGCGCCTATGGCGACCGGCTCGATCGCTTCCCCGGCCTGCGCGGCGAGGTCGAAGCGGCGGCCGGCGCGCGGCGCGCCTCCGAAGCATCGGCCGAGGCGTCGGTCGATCTGCGCCGGGTCGTCGGCCCCGGAGGGCGCGGCGATGTCGCGAAATACCTGGAGTTCGGCGACGCGCAGGGCCAGCGCGCCATGAAAGGCGTTCTGGCGTCGAAGGACCCGGCGCGCACGGCGGACGAATTGCTGAACTATGTCGGCAACGCGCCGGGCGCGGTCGAGGGCGCGCGGCGGGCGTTCTGGGACGTGATGGAAGAGCGGGCGCGGTCGACGGGCATGACCGAGGTCGGCGCCAAGGGCGAGCAGGCATGGCTGCCGACGAAGTGGCGTTCGTTCCTGAACGACGCGAATGTCCGTTCGGTCGCCGGCCGCCTGTATCGCGACGACCCGGAGCAGTGGGCGCGGGTGAACGAGATCGCCGACGTGCTGCGCGAAGCCAGCACCGGGAAGGCCGGCGCCGTCGCGAACAACCCGTCGGGCACGGCGACGGCGTCCCGCGGTCAGAAAGTTACGTTGGCCGAAATGCAGGCGAAGGGCTACGAGGTCGCGCGTCGTCGTGTGAACCTGCTCTATTTCATGACGTTCATGGCTTCGCGTTTTGCGAACCGCGCGGTCGCCAGTCAGTCCGAGGCGGCGTTTGCTAAACTGCTCGACAAGGCGTTGCTCGACCCCGAGGTCGCGACTGAACTTTTGAAACAGAACAACCCGGCGAATCGAGCAGTCCTGACGCGCCGCGCGAAGGGCTGGCTGGGCGCCGAGTATGTGAACGGCGTCAACGCGCTGCTCGGGCCGGAGCGCGGCGAGGACGACGAGATGCTGGACGCGATCGGAGCCGGGCCGTGACCGTCCTGACGCCGGAAGCCCGCGCGCTGCTAGAGGCGATCGCCGGGCCAGAAAGTAACGGGCGTTACAATGTCGTCTACGGCGGCGCGCCCTTCGCGTCCTATGCCGATCACCCGCGTATCGACGTGCCGATCACATCGGGGCCGAACGCGGGCAAGACGTCCAGCGCCGCGGGCAAATACCAGTTCCTGAAGGGGACGTGGGACGACCAGGCCCGACGTCACGGGCTGACCGATTTCAGCCCTGAGAATCAGGACCTGGCGGCGTGGTTTCTCGCCTCCGAGACCTACGCCGCGAAGACGGGCCGGGACCTTCAGGCCGATCTCGCGTCCGGCGACACGGCGGCCGTCGCCCCGGCCTTGGCGCCGGTCTGGACCAGCTTGCCCGGCGGGATCGAACAGGGCATCTCGGCCGACACGTTTCAGGGAAAGATCATGAACCAGCCCGGCCCGCCGGCCACGCCGACGCTCGCATCGTTTTACAGCGCACAACCCGGCCAGCCCAACGCGGCAGGGCCGAATCTCAGTCCGCCGCAACCGACCGCCGCGGGGCCGCTGGCGTTCAATCCGTCGGTCGCGGGCGGCGCGGCGATGACCGGCGATGCCGGCGGCGTCATGGGCGGGCTGGCGAATATGTTCCTTCAGCAGCACCAGCAGCGCATGGCGCAGCGGCAGGCGCAGAACGCCGCCGATGCGCAGCGCCGGGCGCTACTGCTCGGGGGCGATTCGTTGTTCTAGGGTAGCATCGTCGGCATCGGTAACACGCCGCCTTCCCACCGAGATTCGAGAATGCTGTCGCAAAGCATCTTAAGCTCCTGAAATCGTGTCGACGGCGTCCCGCAGATCGTCGGGACAATGCTTCGCGTAGACCTTCTCGACTATC